TGGCTGTTTAGCTGATGTTTCGGGCGCTTTGCCCAAAATTAGTGCGCCAAGCTCATCCATTTACAAACTCCCTGTTTTAGAAAGTTTTTGAATATTTTGGTATTTGTCAAAAAACTCTTTACGTTTTTTCTCATCACTTCCAAGCAATTTATCAATTTGTTCTTTGCGTTTTGCAGGGTCAGAAATAGCGTTGTAGATGTTCATGGCCTCAAACACTTTGCTGTCAGCGTTAGCATTCCATGCTTGCTGATAAGCCTTCATGTTGTTATCGCCAAATTTTTGAGCAAACTGCTGTGCGCCCCTTGCTTGCAAATCAAGGTTGGTTTGGTCAGCTTGCACCCTACGGGCAATTTCTATGAGCTTTTCAGGAGGCATTTTAATTGTGCCGTTTGCCACTTGCTGCATATCCAAACCTGAAACGGTATTGCCTGCGCCGCCCATTGCATTTGCGTTAGATAAAGCCAACCGTGCAAGGTCTTTAGCCAAAATGTCGTACTCGGCGCTATTGATTGCCATACGAATTTTTTGACCTACTTTACCAATCACACCGCCACCTTTTTCAATGTCGTATAGGTCTGCATTGATAAGGTTGGCTTGTTTAATTACTTCCTCTACGTTACGGCGATTTTCAGGCAAATTGCCCTGTGCGTTTACCATGCGGTTACGGTATTCAACGCCTGACGTTTGGTCTGCAATTTCGGTAGGTTCAGGTCTGTAGGGTTGATCTGCCCTACGCACAGGATAAGGCACTCGCATACCAGGCGCAACCTCTTGCCCCGCTGCAACTGTTGGCGCAGGGGCTTGCAATCCACCTGCCCTACCAATCTCAACGGTTGGCTTTGCAGCGCCCACGCCTGGCGTAGTGGTAACAGTAGCACCTGCTTCTGTGGTCTGTACGCTTGGCGTAAATGCAGTTTGCTGCTGTGTAGGCGACAGGATTGCTTGACTTGCTTTAATCAAAGAATCAGCAACCTGTGGGCCTGATTGCATTTGGGAAAACACAGGAATGTAAGACCGTTCAACCAAGTTTTTTAAATCGGGGTTGTTTGGGTTTTGCTTAACAAGATTTTCTAACTCTGAATTGATGATTTTTGGGTCATTGACACCTGCACGACCAAGTAGCCCCAAAGTTGACGAAACAAGTTGCCGTTGATCTTGCGTAAGGTTTTGTTTGGCTTTTAAACCTTCAGTTTGCGCCGTGCTTAGTGTGCTGTATTTGCTGATGTAATCAGCGCCCGTTAATGGTGCAATTTTTGGAACTACAGCATTAATTTTGTCAATGTCTATGCGCCCATCTGTTTGAAAGTTATTTGGGTCAGCAAAAAACGTTTGCATATTGCGCCGTTCTTTATCAGCTTGTTCAGCAACACCCAATTGAATTTGCCCCGACCTAGCGGCCTGTTGTTGCTGCTGCAGAGCCAAAGGGTTAGTTTGCTCGGCTTGTTGGTAAGCCTGTGCGCCACGGGCTATGTTGATCATGTCGCCAAGGCTCATGCCTTGCATAGGTTGAATTTGTGTACCAATAGGTTGAATGTTGAAATCAGCCATGATTTAGCCTAAATCAAAATTGGTTACTGAAGTAGGCGCAGGGTTGTTAATTCCTGAACCATAAACATTACCAACGCCATATTGGTTTTGCAAAGCACCAATAGAATTCTGATTTCCTCTTAATAAAGAAGCCAAAGTTGCTGAATTGCCAATGTTAGACAGACCGCCTGCCATAGCATTTGCTGCACCAATTTGACCTGCACCTGCGGCTGTAGCGCCGCCTATGCCTAATTGCCCAATGTTGGCGGCTGTAGATTGACCTAACGCTTGGGCTTGGTTTTGTGCTGCTTGACCAATCCCTGCTATGGAAGCAAGGCGGTTGTAAACGTTGCCAATTCCTGTTTGCTGTTGGCTAAAACCTTGGGCTTGCTGATTCATGTAGTTAGCCAATGCGTTTTGGTAAGCATTGCCTGCGTAATCTTCAGCAAACTTAGTGGCGGCTCTTGTAACGTTAGACCCACCGCCGCCCACATTCATAGCTTGACGGGTTGCGCCTAACCCTTGATCTAACATGAATTGATAGTTAGGGGCAAGGTTAGACTTCAGGTCTTCCTGTGTAAATGGTCGGTATGCCGCAGGAACTGCCGTTAGTTGTGGCAGCATCTGCTGAATGTTGGTTAACGCGCTGTACCCTGCTTGACGATAAGGCGCTTGTTGGGCGTTCTGAATGTCAAACATTTCCTTTTGCAAAGCAGCAGCATTTGCAGCGGCTTGCGCTTGTTGATCACCCGCAGCGGCAGCCGCACTAGCTTGACGGCTTGACCCGTATGCGCCTAAAAGCGCACTTCCAGCAATTGCCCATCCTATTGGCATGATGTATCCTTTCGAATCAAAACCTTGTCAACTTTTGCAACATCGGTTTCATCTGTTGCATGAATACAAAACCACACACAATCTTCTAAAGCCTCAATAGTGTGATGCACGTTTGATTTTATTTCCAAACAAGCGGGGGCGGTGTATTCTTTTGTTGCGTCATCAGTCCTAACAATGACGCGCCCTTTTGCCAAAATGCTTAAGTGACTGTAGCTGTGTGCGTGTGTTCCTGCAAAAAATCCTGCAGGAATACGCATTTGTTTGGCATAAAGACCATCAGAAAAATGGTGGACAGTTTGCAAATCCACCTCAAATTTTCCTTCTTGGGCTTCAAAAAGTTGTGCGTGATTCAAAACGTACCCCCTCCGATGCCGTTTAAAGCGGTCAGAGTTGTGAACTTACCTGCTGCGGGTGTAGTCAATCCAATGGTGGAACTGTTGATTATGCTATTGGTAATGTTCACATTTTTAATTGTGCCGCCCGTGATGTTGGTGTTTTGCACATTCAGTGTGATCACGTTGGGGTTCATCAACCATTGCAACCAAGGGATGCTAGGCCGTCCCGTATTAGGGTCAATAAATTCCGAATAGGGAATGGTGATGTTTGAATTGGGAATTGCCGTTGCCATCAGTTTTCCCCAGCAGACATTTTGAGTTCGGCAGACACAATGACGGCTTTTACAGGGTCGCTGACCACCACCTCAAAAATTCTATCGCGTGCCCAGCCTAACCGCCGCCACAAAGCACGGTTGACATAGCCGCCTATTTTGCCAATGCTGACCCAATGCTCATTTGACCAAGTGCTACCGCCATCATTAGACCATCTCAGCATTGCTTGGGGGTCTTGGCCTTGACCATTATTTAGTCCAACACCAGGCTGGAACTGTATTTGAAAAGAATCAAAATACTGGCGCTGTAAGTCTTGTGTCAGGTGAACGGCTCGGCGCAATCTGCGGATTGTGTTGCCGTTGTCTGTATATACAGAATTGTCTAAGCTGTAAATTTTGCCGTTTTCGTAATCACCGACAAGGTTTTTGTTGGCAAAAAATGCCGCACAGTTTGACCTATGGCGCTTGTAAACAGCTAGATTTGAATCCCAAGACAACCACTTGTGCCAGCTTTTGGTTGACAGGTCATAAACCCAAGTGAGGCCATATTCCCCAACGCTTGGGAAAGTGACCACATACATTTCATGGCCTTCAATTTGGTAACTGTAGGCTATGGCATCAGAAGTCACCGAATCCACCAAAGACTGCTCAACGGCATGGGTGCTGATTCTGACCCATGTATAACCCTGCATCATTTCAATGGTTGCTGAACCCCTGTTGTCTTTTGCCACACAAACAAACGTTTCCCCAAAACGGGCTAACGAAAACTTGGCATCAATACCTGATTGGCTGGTTGTCCCTGGCACTCGCTGGAATGGGAAACTGGTAATCCCTGCAATCACGTTGCCCACATCTGTCCAAACCTCGGTGGTCACCTCACCAATCAGGTAAACCTGACGGTTGTTGACAATCAAAGTTTCTAGCAAGTCAGATGACCCATCAGCCGTGCCATACAGGGCTTGGGTGGATAGACTAGACCCAAGGTCAGTACACGCCCAATTCTGCGTTCCTGGTTCGTTATAAATGTTGTAGTTGTCCACTACGTCAACCACCGATGCACCCTGCCAAGGGCCATCAGTTGGCGGCAATTGAGTAAATGTGTTGGTTGACACAACCCAGGTATATCGATTAGGCCCATCCACAATGTAAGCAGTCAAGCCATATGTATTGTCAATGTTGTCAGATATGGACACTTGTCCCGTGCTGGTGGTCAGCGTTCCAATCTGTGTGGCAACAAATGAAGTGTTTATTTGATACACCCGATTCCCTGCCACCGCAATCAGGATGTCTTCGCCTGACAAAGTATGCATTCCCCGCACCTCTGCCGCTAAGAGTTGGGCCTCTTCAACTAATCCAGGCGTAGGGTATAGCGCCACAATGCCTCTATCGCCAGGCTGTTTAGATGTGTCGATCTCAGCAAAGAAATTGATGCACTCTTGGTCACCTTGGTAAATAGATGGGGCAACGTAACTTGTGCCGACAAAGCCAAAATCAGGCATTATCTGAAGCCCCCGTCCATAATGAAGCCAGCATCTCTAGCCCTGCCGACCATCAAAGCCTCGGGGTAACGTGATATCTGTGCAGGGCGCATATTGGTGCGCTTAATGGTGGCTTTGCCTTGTGCTGCGTAACCGTTAATCATGGCGGCTTGAATCTGATTGACCTTGCCAAACATTGGCATCAGTCGCTCTGCAAGACACCAACGCAAAGCCATGTTGTAGCCTTGGGGCAGTTGGATGGTGTCGTTGATGCTTGCAAATTGCCTAAAGATGGTTTGCGTAAAAAGGTGAAGCTCACCTTGTTGTGGGTTGGGATAGACATAAATCGTTCCCAACAATTCAGCAGGCTGGTAATAGATGCCTTTAGCCCAAGGGCCGTTTAACTGCTTAATACCGATAGATTCGTATTCCTCAAGGCTAAAAATAGCCACGGGGTAATCCAAATAGCCGCCTGCAATGTTAGAGCCACCTTGCATGGTCGCCACACGCACAAAGCCTGATTCAATTGTTAGGGGACGCTCATAGTAAGCTGTAATTGTGGTGCTGGCAGCAGTTTGGCTTGGGGTTACGGTGTACGTACCACCCTCATTAACGTTGCCGCCTGCGCCCGTTGTAAAGCCCACAATCCTAGTGCCTGATGTGACCCCTGTTCCTGTTAGGGTCATGCCAATGTTGATGCCTCCTGCGGTCACACCGTTGGCAGGGACGGTAAGGGTTGTGCCTGCAATAGAGCCTGTAAAAGTAGCTCCTACCTGACCTGATGGGCCAATGGTGTACTGTACTTGGTTCTGAACCGTTGGAAAAATAATCTCAGAACGGTAGAAAACCATCATGTTTTCATTTGACCATTGCGCCACCATGTCGTTGAGCATATCTAGCCCATCTTGCGCCTCGTCTGCCGTTGGCACTTCACCAGCGGCGACAGCGCCAATGTCCTTCATGGCTCGGGTGATGATGTCAATCGGCTGGGTCATGGCTTATCCTTGTGGCAATTGTGCCGCTTTGTAAGCCGCAATTACTTCAGTCGTATGCACAGCAGCGCAAACAACTTGCACCTTTGCATCCTCGGCACTGTAATCGTCACCTGGCTTGAAGTAATTGCCTTTTACTTGCTCGGCAAAAGGTAAACCATCTTCAGTGACAGTCACCACATACCGCACAGCGACAGTCTGATCTGCCAGCACTTCAATGCGGTCAACAACGGTTTGTTTTTCAAACATAATATTTTCCTAATATTATTTAACAATAATCTGCATCAACAAATTCTGGCAAGGTTTTTAAATGTTTATATGCTTGGGCAATAAAATTGCTTTCATTTAAAACAGGAATAAATGAATAATTTTTGCTTTGCAAGATTTGCCCGTCTTGTGTTCTGTAAAAAAATACAGTCACACCCATTTGCTCTTTGTTTCCAGCCAATTTGCCAACTTTGATGTATACGTCTTTAAAAACTACATCATCGCCAAAATTATTGGTTAAAGTAATTTCTTTTTTGAACGCCATTTCAATTCTCCAGTTTTAAACAAATGTGTAAGCGCCTTGGGATGATTCAACCTCCCAAATGCCAGCAATGTAGCAAGCCAAAACAACTTGGTTTCCCGCCGTATTCATGCGAAGCATTTGCCCCGCAGAACCACCGCGAATAAGCTCTGTGCCGTTGGGGTCAATGTCAAAAACTTGCGCGTCATTTCGCACAAACCTGTACGACAAACCTGGAACAGCAACAGGCAGATTCCAAACTGCACCACCACCAATCCCAAGATTGCCGATGGTTTTACCAGTCCAACCTGTTCGCACAGTGTCTGGTGAAGCAATACCCCGCAAAATCAACAATGGCTGGGCCGAACCACTAAGTTCATAAAGATTAGGGCATTTAACGTTAATAAGTTCAGTCGTTGCAACATACGGCAAACGAGAATCTGATGCACTATTTTTTATTAAAATGGCATAATTGTTGTAAACGTTTTTAAACAAGATGTTATCTTGCACATTTCCAAACGTTAAATTTATTTGTGAAAAACCGTTAGCACCAGTAATTCGCAAATTTTCAAACGCCATATTACGGAAGAAATCCCCTGTTCCAAATGTTGCTTGCGTTTCAGTAATAATTACTCCACCATAGTTATATGACTGCGAACCCGTAATGGTTCCAGTTACAACAAGGTTGTCCAATATATGGCCTCGATCAGTTGGGTCTGGATTTGCAGAATTATTCAGTTTAGTTATCACCAATGCACTGCTACCTGTGTTACCACTTGCAGCGTATGCAATATTCAAATTGACGCGAACATTACGCAATGTGCTGGCAGTTTCATTGGCAAATCCAATTTGCACTTTTATCGCATCACCGCAACTTGTAGAATCTTCTGTACTCCAATAATCAATGTCTACGTTGACAACAGAAAGGCCACTTAGTGTTGTTACTGAAACGTCATTTGCTTTATGATCTTTTGACAGAATTTTAGCTTTAAGGTTTGACGCACCATAAACAAAATACGAACGATGGATGGTGTTGGTACGCAACAAGTCCACTTGCATGAAATCGCCAGAATACTGACCATTTACGCCGTACCAGCAATTCTCGACATCAAGCACGCCAATCCAAATGTTCTGCGAACGCAGAGTATTTGCATCGCCAGCGGCTTTAGACGTAATAAAACCAGCCAACGAGTTTTTTACTTTGTTATGCGGCATAGCAATGTTTTTGCAACCGCTAACACATCGCACAAACTCATAACCTTTAACCGTGGAACTAGTTACATCTAGCACAGGCCCATTGGTTGCAAATCCATCAACAAGAATGTTGATACAACCGCTAAACAGAAAGAATGTACCTTCTGATGCAGTGATGGTTTTTGATGATGGAACTGCAATTGTTGCGCCGTAACCAATGCAAGCTATACCGTTTAATCCTGTGAATGAACACAATGTGCCTGTCGTGCTACCAAACACAGAATATGTACCCGCTGGAAAGTACAGCGTCCCGCCGCCAGCCGCTTGAATTGCCGCAGCCGCCGCTTGAATTGCTGCGGTATCGTCAGTTGACCCATTACCAACAGCGCCATAGTCTTGCACGTTAAAGGTTGACCCTTTAATCATTGAATAGGTGACTTTGGTCAAAGACATTTTTAATCCTTACACGTTATAAGTAATGGCAAACCGAAAATCTGCTGTATTGCCAAAATTTAATTGACTCATTGTTGTTCTACCTGTTGTAGTTTGTTGCAAAAAATATATCGTATCGGCAGAAATAACAACAAAAGTAGCGCCACCTGTTACCAATGCAAGAAAATCAGCAGATGGATCAACAATTGCAGCAGGGAAATTTCCAGCGGCAGCAGTTTGCGAAAAACCACCAACAGTTGCAATGCCCGTTGCAGAACCTTTAGAAGTCAATAAAATGCGAATTTGCAAAGTTACTTGGCGACCAATTCGTGTGTAATACCCTGTTTGTGCGCCATATGTTATACCTGTGGTTGCCCCACCAAATGCAAGTGTTGGCGTAAAAGTACCTTCTTCATACCAATTTAACAATTGGCTAGTTGACCCCGATGCGGGGGTGTTGGCGGTAAAATTGATTCCTTTGGCGGCGCCAAGGGGTGTTAAATTGCCATAAAATCGATGTGAAGTGACATTTGCGTCACCGTAAGTATATTCATTGCTGACACCAACAGCCGATGGTTGCGCGTTGTATCCAAAAAAACCGCAATTTGATCCGGTTGTCAAGTTGTAGCCAGCATAAAATCCGCAGCCCGTATTATTTGACGCCGTTGCGCTTCGCAAAGAACCCCAACCCAATCCGGCGTTTCCTCCACCCGAAACGTTTGAAACAAGGCTGTAAGTTCCAACACCAACGTTAGAACCACCATCAACATTTGATTGCAATGCGTTGCCACCGACTGCGGTGTTTTCAATGCCAATTGTGTTTGCTGTTAAAGCCGTGCGACCAAATGCCGAATTCAAACTTCCCGAAGTGTTTACAGCCAACGCGCTGACGCCAACAGCCGTGTTGGTTGAAACGCTACTGGCGCCCTTACCAACAGCAATTCCGTTCACAACCAAATCGCTGGAAAAGGTTTGTGTTCCAGTAAAAGTTTGTGCGGCATCCGTCCTAGCTGCCGTAAAGTTGGCATTTGGAATTGTCATCACGCGGGTTGTTGCTGCGGCTGGCCCAACAATTTGCATTACGCCGGTTGTGGCGTTTGATAGCAAATTTGCGGCAGTACCAACCGACAACGCGCTTTGCGCTGACCATTGCGGTGCGCTGCCGCTGCTAGTCAACACCGTTGTGCTGGCTCCAATACCCAATTTAGACAACGTTGTTCCGGTGGCGTAATAAAGCAAATCACCTGCGGTGTATGAAGTCAAACCTGTGCCGCCAGCAGTAGTTGGCGTAGTTTTCCAACCAATCACTTGAATGGCATTTGCGTTGTCTTTGTAGAACAGTTTGCCATCGGTGATGTTGATGGCCAGTTCCGAACCCAACGTACTGTTGGTCAAGTTGCCAACGGCTGGCGCTTGGGCGGCTGTCGTGCTGCTGTAAATTAGTATTGGAGTGAAACCAACTTGTGCCATTAGAAAATCCTTTTTATCGTCCAGCTCCACACCAGTTAACCATTACGGTCACGGTGTAACCAGCACCAAGGCCGCCAGCATACGAACCTTGAAATTGTAGGTTTGTCCCTGAAACGGCAACTGTTGCCACAATTTGAACTGGCAACGTGTTTACCAAATCGGTCAATGTCACGGTTGTGCCGTTAAAAACAAAACGGGTTTCCCTGTATGCAACAGTTCCATTGCTTGTTGCGGCCGCAACCATCAACGTACCAATAACTTGATTGCCGTTTGTGCTGCCAGTGGTACTCCAAATGTTTTTGGTTACTGGAAAAGTTGGTGCTGATCCGGTATCGCCGAATACACCACCCCACATTTTGGGGCCAACAACACTAGAGGGTGTCGTCAACAATGTATCCATTCCAACACCCGCAAGTGTTTGAACAGACTTGTCAATTGTCTGCAAAACATTGCCAGTGGTTGTATCCCGAATGGCTTGAGTAGTTGCAGATGTTGGGTAGTTTTGAATTCTTAACGCACCGCCAGCACGAGTTTGAATCGTATAGCCTTGCTTCATGTCCAAAGACAACGCAGGAAAAGCCAATGAAGCGCTTGTTCCTGCAATAATCTGCATGGCAGTGTCAAACACTGGTGATCCGCTTGCCGTAGTAGCGTAGCTGTGTACTAAACGATCTGCGGTTTCTTCAAACGTGACATTAAAACGATTGCCCGCAGGGTCAGCGTTTAATGTAGATCGTTGAAACAATAAGTCTGTTGAGCCGCCATTAGTAGCGGGTTGACATTGGATAAAGTGGCTGTCAGTTGTGAACGCTAGGCCGCGCTTAAAGTATGTGGCTGTTCCTGCTGCGCCATTTTGAATACCAATAATTTGATTTCCTGTCACAGCGTCTGTAACCCATGTCAACACATTAGAAACTACGTTGTAACGCAAACGCCCCGCAAATGCGTTGCTGACAGTATAAGTTGTTGCACCAATTTTAATAAAAGTGCTTCCAGCCGCAGTAAAAGAATCCGCCCACACATCAGGTGAAGCATCAACTAAATATGTTCCGCTTGGAATATAGTAATTACCGCCAGTTGCAGTTCTTGCCGCTGTAAAAGCAGCAGTGTCATTAACCACACCATCGCCAACCGCACCAAAATCTTTAACGCTCACATATTGGCGCAATTTAGCTTGCACATTGGTATTGACTGCACCCGCGCCTGCTGGCGTGTATGTAATCTGTGATGCATCGCCATAGCTAGATGCATTGATTGCGCTAGTCGTGAACTTTACGGATGCGCCAACATGGAGGCCGTTTACAAAGGTAACGACTGTGCTGCTGGTTTCTGTAAACGCATATTGCGCCCCTGGGCCGTATTGGTTCACGCCATCCACAAACACCGACAGACTGCCCGTGCCAGGCTGGTATTGCATGGTTGTCAGCGTAAAAACCGTTTGCCCTGCCGTAGCCGTTTGAATTTCTTGGCTATTGGTGTAATTTACAAAGTTGCTGTTGATGCCTGTAATGTTGTCGTAAGTGGCAATCAGAACGTCATTTGCGTCATTCAGCACAAACTTATAAGAAATGCCATCTGTCAACCAAATCTCGCCTGTAGGCACACGCCCCGCTGAAGTTAAGATGATTGGGTTGGAATGGGCAATAGACCCTGCGCTAGTGGTGTAAGTCGTAGCGGGTGTGGTTGTGCCTGCGGCATAAGTGTAAATCTTGCCGCCCGACAGAACTGTTCCATCGTTGTTGAAAAACTGTGCTGCTACGCCGCCAACAGGTGATAAATTGACTGCCATTTATAACTCCGGTGTAAAGACTTGTGGCAACCAAGGGGCCACCACAACTTTGGATTGGGCTTGCGCTTGGGCATCCAAACGGGCTTCAACCTGTTCGCCAATCTCAACTTTAACCCAATCCAAAACCATTTCCTCAGTCACATCTGCAAATGGTACGGTCAACTTAGGTTCAGCAAAACGCCACCATCCTTCAGTTTCCACATTGTTTCTGACGCAGAAGTACCTTGCGCCCGTAATCAGGTCGGCATCAGCTTCAATTTCTAGAATTTTCCACATCAGAATGTGCCCCCGCCTGTTCCACCTATTACGGTCAAAACGCCTGTGGATGGATTAAATTTGAGTTTAGTGGATGATACCTTTATTGGCAAATTTCCTGTGGTGGTAGTCACCCAAGTAGGATACATATCGGTTGCCGTGCTGGTGTCATCCGTAATTGCCACGTTGGTTGCGTTGGTAGCAGTTGTCGCAGTAGTGGCAGACCCTGCTGAACCGTCAATGTTTACGCCTGTTAGGGATTGGCTGGCGCTTGATCTGTTTAAGGCAATGGAAGTTGTGCCAATGTAAAGGCTGGAATTGCCTAATACGCCACTAGGAATAGTGCCTGACAACTGACCCGCAGGCAGGCTTGTTAGGTTAGCGCCCGACCCGCTGAACCCTGTGGCGGTCAACAATCCTGTGCTTGGGTTGAAGTTATATTTTGTGGAACTGACGTAATTTGTGGTCAGATTGCCCGTTGTTTGGTTTGCAAACAAGGGATACCGCACCGCATTTGTGGTGGTGTCGTCTGTAACCGTGGCATAGGCGGTAGGAGTTACCCAACTTGGCGCACTTGTTCCATTGCTTTGCAAAACCTTGTTGGCATCCCCTGCGCTAGACGCTAAAAACGCTGTAGTTCCCGCTGCGGATTGGTATGGAATAGAAGCCGCCGCACCGCCTGCCAAATTACTAGCCGTGCCTGTAATGTTAATTGCGGCTGTACCCGTCAGGTTTGTGACCGTGCCGCTTGATGGAGTACCCAATGCCCCGCCATTCACCACAAAAGCGCCAGCAGAGCCTGTATTTACACCAAGGGCCGCAACCACCCCTGTGCCTGTTGTGACCGTGCTAGGCGCTACACCAGCCCCGCCGCCAACCATCAAAGCATTTGCCGCCAAAAGCGCAGATGATGCCCAGGCAGATGTGCTTGTGAAATAAGGTATGCCGCCACTTGTACCTGCCACCGTCAGCGCCAAAGTGCCATTTGTGGTGATGGGTGAGCCGCCAACAGAAATGATGCCGCCCGTAAATGTTTGGGCTACTGATGTGACCGTTCCTGTGGTCGGTGTTGCCCATGAGGGTATGCCCCCCGCTAACGTTAAAACTTGCCCATTTGTTCCAGCACTCAAAAATGTTGTTGTGCTAGAGCCAGTTTGATAGGGAATTGCACCAACCGTTCCCCCTGCAAGGTTTGTTGCAGATGTTGCTGTGGCTGCATTGCCTGTAATCGAGCCTGAAATTGGGTTAGTTACAGTTAAACCTGTCAACGTGCCTAGACCCGTAATGCCTGTATAGCTTCCTGATATACGGGCTGTGTCAATCGTGCCGCTAGTGATTTGGCTGGCTGCAATTGCTATGCTGACATTAGCAGCGGTGGTGATTTGACCCTGTGCGTTAACGGTAAACGTGCCAACATTTGATGCAGACCCATAGGCCGTTGCAGTAACGCCTGTGTTGGTAATGCTAAATGTATTGCCTGTTAGGGTTAACCCTGTCCCTGCAAGATAAGACCCCGCACCGCTGAACTGCGACCACGGCATAGCGGTCACATCAATTGTGCCGCCTTTGTTAGCGGTACACACCCAACCCGTATCAGCCAACGTTGTGCCTGTTTGGATGAACGTGAATGCGGATGGAACTTCTGCCCACACATTCATGTCCGCAGACCTAGCCCAAGTCCCTGCAGCCGCCACATAAATGCCGTTGAACTGACTAGAACCTTGGTTTTTCACCAAAATCCTGTCACCTGCGGTCAATGTGCTAGGCCAATCACCCCCTGCCTGAGTTCCAAGACCTGACAACGTGATGTTGCCTGTAGTGGAATACACGCAAGATGCCTTGATGTCCAAGCCTTGGGCTACGGAATCCACATAGGCTTTGTTGGCAATGTCGGTGTCGCCAACAGGGGTTGTGGTGATTGTTCCCGTTACCGTGCTGATGTTGGTAAACGATGCGTTTGCAGGGCCATAGAAAGGCGTACCAGCAGGCCCAACAAAGTATTGCAGGGCATAGGTAGGCTCGGGCGCAAAAACGCCCTGCACAGGAACAAAATTGATGGTCTGCGTGACCGCTGTGGTCATGGTTTACTCAAAGTAAACGGTCAGGCTTGCAGTTCCGCTAATCACGACATACAAGCCGTTTTCGCAGTTAATCCCATCAAAAAAAATCAGGTTTGTTGCCGCAGTCATGGTGAAAGTGTCAATGATTTTGACGCTTGTATCAGCAGTTTGGGCATCGTAAATGGTGATGGTGGGGCTGCTGGTAACTGTGCTGACAAAAATGCCTTTTAGCTTGCCAGGTTGGTTTTTCACCAAAGAAGTTGCAGAAATTTGTGCGTAATTGGACATGACTATCCCTTTCAGTCGTCAAATTATAGACTTACAAAAAAGAAAAGCCATCCCTTTTGAGGATGGCCTTCCTAGTTATTTCATGCCTGATTAGGGCAGGAAAGTCAGGTCGTAACCGTAGATGAACACATCAGCGGTAGCTGCTGCGCCTTGAACGGTAGTGTTGCGAATATACAGGGGTGTGCTTGTAATCGAGTTGGTAGAAGTTGCCGCTGTCACCACAACTGCGGTAGTCGAGTTGTTACCCGACAATGCATATGCAGATTTAACGGCTGTACCTGTTGCGCCTGGGCCTGTGTACACAGCCAATTGTGCGGTGGTCAAGCTGGTGCTTGCGTTGGCAACAATAATGCTTTGTACGCTGACGTTACCTGCAACCAAAATGGGTGCAACGGTGTCGGCTACTAGGTTCATGTTTACACCCTGTGCAGAGGCGATCAAGCGCAAGGCTTGATTGGTTGCCAAATTACTTGGGTGGTTGGTTACGGTGGTTGCTGCGCCTGGATTTGCCATGATAGTTACTCCTAAATGTTAATGATTAAGCTGCAACACGGCAGGCAAGTTCAGGATACAGGGGCGCCCAACCATACAGAACGTCCACACGGGTAGGAATGGAGTCGTTGTTGATGGTGTACTGACGCACAACACGCATGGACAGACCAAGTTCCTTATCGGAAGCACGGCCTGCGAATACCACGCCATCAGGCAGTTCCAAGTCAGCAGTAGCCAAAGTGAATGCATTTTTGTGCATCACGATGTTCTGTGGGCTAACAGTACCTGTGTTGTTGAACGGGGTCACTACAGCGGTGCTGCTGGTGCTGGTCACGGTCACGTTTTGGAACTGACCGCCTGTGATAACGGCAGGGCTAACGGTAACGGAAGTTGTGCCTGATGTGGCCACGGTGGTGGCTTGAGTCACAACAAAGTTACGCAGCTTGCCTGAACCATAAGCAGAACGGTTCTGTGGGTTGACAGCATAAATGCCAGCAATCTGAATCACATCGCCAACTTGCAGGCCAGCGGTAGCGGTGGCTGCGGTCAATGCGATAGTGGAAGTTTGCGCCCAACCTGTGGACAGGAAACCTGTACCTGTGGAAGTGTTGCAAGACAGGGTGGCAGTAGCGTAGGAACCAAATGTTTGGTTCACAACGTTCTGATCCATCTTCCAGTTCATGCCAGCAGAGTCACGGCCCATCATGCCTTTTTGGTATTGCTTGCCAATCACATCGGATGGAACAAACAAACCTTTCAGGCTGTCCACGATGGTTGCGCCTGTAAAAGGCTCAACGATACATGAACGGCGGCCATCACGGGGTGCGCCTTCAGCATCCAAGTAAGCACCTGCGGTCAAGTAGGTTAGCAAGGATGTGGGGGGTGTACCAGCAGTACCAACGATGTTGGCGGTGCTGTTCTTAGCCATGGTCAGACCGTCAAAGTCGATCTTGTTGGCTACGGCAGCAACAGCAGGCTTCAGAACACGGTCAGAGAACATATCCAAAGACAAAGCCAAGTCTTGGCTAGTGAATTGGGTGTCAACGTGGAACTGTGTGGACAAGGTAACAGGTACGCTAGTTTCGTTGAAGTCTTCAACGTTCAAAGCGGGGCCTGTAGTACCGATAAAACGACCTGGACGGCGAACGTTCAGGGTGTTACCGATTTTTGCACCTGACACAGCGAACTGGTCGTCATAGTTACGCTCGACTTCGCTAGAGAAAGTCAATTCGTTTTCCAAGACCATCAACGCTTCGTTGGTGATCATGGAGATGGTAAGTAAATTGTTACTCATTTCAAATCCTTAATTAAAAAAATGGTTTTAGCGGATTCGCCCTGCCAAACGTGCTGCTTTCCAAGACTGATATGAACCATGAAATTGCCCATCGGCAGTCAGGTTTACATCGCGTCCGTTAGCAGCCGATTTGATTGGGTTTATCGGCGCTGGCGCTTTACTTCTACCAACAACAGGCTTGGCCTCAGTTTTTTCAAACTGCGCCTCAAGTTTCCCAATAGCTCTTAAAGCACTTGTTACGGTCATACCTTGCAGTTTTTCGGCAATTTCAGGGTTTTCCGCAAGGTGGTACAGGATTCTTGGCCCAACATCTGATTCAAAGATAGCGTCACGCACTTCGTTGCTCACAACAACGTCAGCAGACCCCACCATGTCTTCAAAATCAGGCATTTCAGACTTGGCTGCTTTAACACGGTCAGCCCAAGTGTTGATCACTTTTTGGCGCTCCGCTTCAGCTTTTGCCTGAGATTCCCTAACCTTTTCCTCTTGTAACCTCTGCTCTACCCGATAGTCCGTCAATGCTTTCGCATATTCGTACATATCGCTAAACTGTTCAGGTTTAGGTTCCTCTGCAGCTTCAGGCGCTTTTGGTTGTGCCTTAGATTCAAGTTCCCTTAACCGTGTTTCCAAAGATTCCCTTGCTTCCCGTTCCCGCTTGGCTTCTGCCCTAGCTTCTTCACGTTGCTTGGTAATATCTGAAAACCGCTTTTCCAACTTAGAATTCTTTTTTTCCTCTGTTGCTGTCGCTTCACTCTCAGCTTTCGGCTCACTCTGATTTGACGTTTCTGTCGGCTCTGTAGAAGCATTTTCAACTACAGCCTCGGCAGGCGCTCTATCAGCTAAACCCATTTTTTTAGCATTGAACTCAGCTAAATTTTCACTTGTCACCACATTGGCAGCAAGTCTTTCTGCAACTTCCGACATTGAGTTACCTCAAAGAATTAACC